ATTTCTTTATAAAATTTATTCCATTCTTCAATACTTTTTCTCTCCATGTGTTTATAAATCTCTATGTTTTCATAAGGTGGGGAAGTAAAAACCATGTCATATTTATACTTGCTATACTCTATTGTATTTGAGTCTTGGAATAATAAATCTATTTTTGAAGTAGTTTTCTCTCTAAAATCTTTAATCAAACTTAAATATCCTTGCTCTAAATCCTTATTCAAATCAAAACCAATGTAGTTTATATTCTTCATCATTGCACCCACAAGTCTTCCACCAAACCCGCAAAATGGGTCCATAATTGTAGTTGTAGTTGGATATTTATTATAAATGTGTAAAGCATTTGTTATTTTAAACGCATTAATGCGACCAAAGCATAAACCATAACAGTAATAATACTTCTTAATAATGCTATCTTTATAGCGATTATTATTATCACAATATGTAAGTAAGGTTTGAATATATTTCTTTTTCTTGTAACTCTCTATATTATCAACAAATTGAAAGAAATTTATACCTTTATTTCCGATAGTTTCTATTCTTTGTTCAAAAAAATAATAATCTATTAAATTGCAACCGATTCGGCTTCTTCCATTTAAATTTTCAATTGCTTCTAGGGTTTTTGCTACGATTTCAAGCCAGTCTTTTAGAACTTCTGGGAAGGTTACATCCTTTAGTTCCTTAACAATTTGACTCTTATCCATTAGGATGAAGAGAGAAAAAGTTATTGAATATTAGCGGTAAATTAAATATGCGGGTATATTATATGAAGTTTAATCTAAAAAATTTTTATTTTAGAAACAAGCAAGTTTTATTGTTTTTAGGTGCAGTATTTTTAGGCGTGATGATTTTTATTAGTTTTTACAAAATAAAAGAGGGATTTGACAATTCTAGTATTGGCGAATATGCATATTTAGCACCTGTGCCTGCAAATAATACGTGGTCACAGGCAACACAAGATGCCTTTTTACCGATTTATACAAAAACTGTTAAAGATAATGGAGGTGGAGGAGTGCCACCTATTACAGATACTATGAAAGTTGCAACAGAAGAAGAGGGTAAATACTATATATCAAATAAAAAATGGCCCTGGGGGTCATACATAACAACTACTGTAAAAAATCTACTTATTGCTAACCGAGACAAGCAACTCGGCGTTCCTGGAGGGCCCACACCAGAAACGATAGACTACGCAGGTAAATATGCAGATGTTGTGCAATCTTTTGTCAGCACGCGAAGTGTGTATACCTCCTATTTTTCAGGAACAGAATCTAAAGAAACTCCTCAACCACTATCATATCAAATTTTTATGGGGACCGATCAACCTCCTGCCGACGCTTCTTCAGCATCTTCAGTTTATTCAATGACAGGTCTTTCTAGCGCTGATTATCAAAGTTTAACTTCAATTTGCAAAAATGTGTTAGGACAGAAATAAAAAAACACATTATTAATTTAACGTCTCACGCCACCTAAACCAATATTTGCACTACTTGTTGCTCTAGGTCTTGCTCCAACCATTCTGGCATATTGTGGAGAGAAAATAGTTGTAGGTGACTGTGGAGGCATCATTCTTTGAGCTTGTATTTGATTTTGAAATTGCTGAGGCCTTTGAGCCATTGCACGCTGTTGCTGAATCATCATTACTCTCTCATCTGCCATTGGATTATACGGAATATTTCTCCATTCTTCTGGACCAATATGCGTTTTAGTTGTAGATTCGCGGTCAGGAAATACAACCTTGCTTACAGGTTCTCTCAAGTCGTATTCATGATAGGAATCTGCTTCAAATCTTACCATGGTCATAAATGAAGTAACATTGACTACAAATGTTCTCTCGCTTTCAACAATAAATTTATTGTCATCTGGGTTCAATGATTCTCTGTCTGTGGTAAAAAGTAGCTTATGAATACTTCTTAACCCATCTTGACCACTGTCAGTTTTCATTCTCTGTGGGTCTTTTCTTGAAACGAGACGAGATACCCCGTCAAACAGTTGAAGGATTTCTGGGCTTCCGATAGTGTAAAAGTTGCTGCGATCAATTTGAATGCTATATGCTGAACAACGTTTCTGTAAACAAGCGTCTTCCATACCCCATCCCCAATAATTGGGATAACCGTTAATGAGCTCAAAATCAGAACCTTTTACAACAACAATTCCTCCTAAAGCTGTTTCAAATCCATAATAATGTTTCACAACTCCCTGAGTAGTTTCATAATCAAACAGCTTGTGGAATGGTAAGGTGTCTACGTCATTAAAAACAAATGAAATATCTTTGTATGAATCTGGGTATTTCTCCTTGATTGCTAAAAAGCCAATGTTCTTCATAGCACCTCGGTTAAAATTTCTGGCATCACATTGATGAACAAATAGAATTTCGTAATCCGATTGTCCTTCAAGAATAAAGTCCATTTGTTTGCAAAAAAAGAATTTTTGCTGAATACGATCTCTGTAAGGAACAATAAAAACACGTTTAGGTGCTTGAAAACTGGTAATTGCCTCAGTCATTTAATAATAAAAGTATTTTAATTTCTATTATTAAATGCATTTAAATAGATAATATGTATAGTTTATTATGGTAAATTTAGTTAAAGATGAATTGTTTTATGTAAGAAATAGTGTTACTTACCCCCCATTTAAAAATGGGTTTTATTTAGAACCTTTTTTTTTGAATTATATGCAACAACAAGCTTTGCATTATGATAAAAATGGTAGATTATACATACCTGCATTATGGACTAACTTTCAAATAGAGCCTTGGTTTCAAGAAAAAAAAATATATATGCAAAACAGATTAAATGACTTTTTAAATAATAATCCTTGCGAAAATGGTTACTTTACAGTAGTTCAATATGATGATGGACCATTATTGAATTTACCAAATAACACAATTGTTTATGGGGCTTGCAGCGGAAATATTCCAATACCGCTAATATATGAAGATAAAAATAACACTCTTTTGAATACTCAAAAAAAAAACTATAATGAAAAAAATATGTTATGTTCTTTTGTAGGAACCATCACTCATAATGTGCGTCAAATAATGGTTGATTATTTATCTTCTAACCAAAATTTTACAATGAATGTTAAAAATGGATGGTCTACAGATATTCCAAAAAATAATCAAGACTCTTTTATAGATTTAACCGTCAATTCAAAATTCTCTTTAGCTCCTCGTGGTTATGGTCGCAGCAGTTTTCGTTTTTTTGAAATATATAAACTGGGGACAATTCCTATTTATATTTGGGATGATATAGAATGGCTTCCTTACAAAGAACTGATTGATTACTCTAAAATTTGTATTTCAATCCATGTACCTAAAATTAATGAATTGGAATCAATACTGCTCAACATTGATGAAGAAAAATACAATAATATGTGGTCAGAATATGAAAAAATAAAACATATGTTTGAGTTAGAGTTTATGTCATTTTATATTGCAGAAGAAAACAAATGGAAATCTATTAAATTATCTCTTTGCATACCAACATTAAATAGATTTGACGGGTTTTTAAATAGATATATTGAAACCTATTTAGAATTTTTAAATTATGGTGCCATAGATGAAATTATAATTAGTGATGAAAATGGCAATGATTATTCTAAAATATTGGAAAAATATGGAGATAAAACGCCTAATTTTAGAGTATACAAAAATGAAACAGTATTGGGAGTATTTTTAAATAAACTTAAAGTTTGTAGTTATGCAAAAAATAATTTTATTGCGTTAATAGATTCTGACAACTTTTGCGAGATAGATTATTTTATTAAAATGAAAAAATATATTTTAAATAATAACTTACAATTATTGGAAAAACCATTGTTGTTGTCACCATCATTTGCAAAACCAAGTTTTAATTTTAAACATTTTGAAAACGCTGTTATTAAAAGGGAAACTATTGAAAACTATGAAAATATGAACGCATTTTCTGTATTAATGAACCTTGGAAATTACATTGTAACTAAAAATATTACAGACAAAATAACATACGACATTAATCTTCTTAAAAATATATCAGCGTGTGATGTTCAGTATTTTAATTTATTGGCATTTCGCCAATTTTCAAACTTAGAGTTTCATGTAGTTAAGGATGCAGAATATCAACATGTTGTTCACAATGACAGCGAATATTTGAAAACAATTGGTCATTGTTGCAACGCTTGTGAAGAACATGTTTATTCTCAAACAGCAACAATTAAACATCTAAAATAATAATTTATAAACTCATTTACAGATATAAATTATTTTAATTGAAACTTATGTTGTTTAATTTTTTCTTATATAAAACGCATCTCCCCATTTACAATCTCTAAACCAACTTGTTTCAACTCTATGCAAATTAAATTGCAAAAGATGCTCATCAATTTCTTCAATTAGTGCACACTCTTCATAAACATAATTGCAATTAACTTCTGTATAAACATAATCAACGTTATTTAAATATGATTCCATACCCTTTAATGCTTTTAATTCAGCGCCTTGTATATCCAAATTAATAAAATTGTATGAAATGTCGTAATTTCCTATAAAATCACTTAAAGGCACTGCCTCTCTTTTTCCACTAAATACATAATGAACATCAGGATGAAATTGTTTATGTAATCCAAAATTGAGTATAGAAGAAGATTGCCCATTATTGGAACGATTCCAATTAACAATTTCTTTTTTATCAGAAACAACCGCAAATTCAATTAATAAATCAGGATATTTAGATTTACACAATTCTACTTTATCATGTAAAGCGTCAACCCAAAGTATTTTATTTCTTGGTAAATATTTTTCATAAAGTTCAATTTCTTCACATTCATGAGCTCCAACGTGCAAAATTCCCTTAAAAACAATGTTATATTTAGCAATTAGTTCTTCTAAATTTATTAGCATACTATATCAATTTATTTTTTTTGTTTTTAAACAAACATTAAAGAGATAATTTTTCATATTGTTTTAAATGAGAAAAGGTGTAAATATGTTACAAGTTGAATAATTTAATAATTATTACAATAATTATTAAATTAATTAATTGGGAGTGTTTCCAAAATTTTTTTTGCCCCTCCAGCAAAATGAATTGATAATAATCTAATCATTTCGCCTGAATTTGTAATAGCATATTTTTTGTTATCTTTATTAATAATACTTTTAATGTTATTAAATTTTTTATAAGTTCCATCACCTAAAAATCCATAATCTATGTTTATATTGTGGTCAAACGTGCACTTCTCATTTTCAAAAAATATTATATCATTTAAGTCGTGTATTTCGCAAAATTTTTCAGAATAAATCAACCAAAAAAATGTCATATCACATATTCCTCCCCCAATATTTTGTTGTTTGTGATAGTTAATCTTGTTTTGAATTAAATTAAGTTTACTTTTATTTTCATAAATATCATAGCACAATTTAATAAAAACTTCGCACAGTTCTAAACTTATTAAACCGTTGTGTATACAACCAACCATATGATGTGGGTTGGTTTTTTCATAGTTTTTTTGCAAAGAATATGCATTTTTTACATGTGGATTTTGATTAAATATTTCAGAAATATTTTCATATATTATACAATCGCTATCAACATGAAAAAAACTGTTAATTCCAGTAATTAACATCAGCTGTTTTAAATAAAAAACTCTTAAAAAACATTTTATTTCATAATTTATGTCACTTGAACTATAATTAACAAAACAGTTTTTTAAACGATTAACTTCTCCATTATCAATGTCTTTTACATGAATATGAACAACATTATCATTTTTTTTAAATAAATCCTTATTTGTATCATTCCCAAGAATATATACCTTATTCTTTAATGAATTAATCTCCACGCATTTTTTAAAGTATTCTTGGTCTCCTATGTGAAAGATATACACCGGTATTTCCATTCTATTAAGTAGAATAATATTATTAATTTTTTATTATAACTTATTTTTTCTCTTAAATATATTTAAACCCAATATCTAAAATTTGCTTAACTAACACCGGGCATTAACAATAAGTTGTACCCAATGCTGCAGTGTAAGTTTTTCATATTTAAAATCCGTATTTTTAAAGTTTTCTATAGTTTTATCCAACAATTCCCGCGTTATTTCAGACCACTCATTTACAATTAATACAGGCAAATCTTCAAACATCTTTTGAAAATTTGGAGCTTTTACAATTGGAATTGCACCTAAACATAAAGCCTCCCACGTACGATGACAATCCATTCCCATTCCAAATGGAGATAATACAAATGAATAATTAGTTATATTATTCCAATTCTGTGTTCGTTTTGTAAAGCTTTGGTTTATAGAGAGAAGTTCGCTTGGAATCTGTTCAAATGCAGTCTTTCGTTGTTCAAATCTATCATTAATTGGTGTAAAATTAACATATATAGTCGGCGTTCTTTCATAAAATGGTGTCATTTGTTGACGCAAGTTAATTAAAATTTCCTCTTGGTCTTTGGGCAAATGCCCTTCTCCATCTGTTTTCCAATTATAATTTGGGTCACTTGAAATTGTATGATAATCTAACCCAATTGG